AGAGTAAATGATGAGATAGGACTGGACATTTATACGTTGATATCCCGGGAGGGTGAAAAACTAGACCCCACCCCATCCGTTTACCTGGAGCAAAATGATATGGAAGGCACCCCGGGGGAGGGTCAAAACGAGCCTCCCACCCCCTGAAATCGCCGCCCTCTTTAAAAAATCTCCGGGGGGATATTTTGCAGGAACAATCCTGATATCTATCTGGCCAGGTGGGATGTGCATAGTATGTTATGCGCTTCTCACCGGCCTTTTAGGATGCTTAAAAGTGGTATGAAACTATATCAAAACTAGTTTTAAAAGGATACATACCTTCAACAAACCAATGCAATAGTTTCCCAAAGGAGTTGAATACTTGATGAAAGCGAAGGCAAAAGTTGTCGAAGGAACCATGAAACGGCAGACTCCGGCAATAACTCCGGAGGGAAGAGAAGATCAGATGATCGCTTATGCAACAAATCTGGCGGAAGAGCAACTCCGGAATGGAACTGCTTCAAGTCAGGTGATTGTGCATTATCTGAAACTTGGTTCCTTGAAAGAAAAACAAGAAAGAAAGAAACTTCAGGAAGAAATTAAACTGCTCGAAGCAAAAACCGAAGCGATTAAATCTGAGCGCGATCGTAATGAACTTTACGCACAGGTTATTGAGGCAATCAGAGCTTATTCACCACATACAGATTCTGATTATTGAGGTGAATAGTCTATGAATGAGAATTACTTAATGCACTACGGAATTAAAACTCAGGAATGGGGTGTGCGAAGATTCCAAGAGAAAGGCAGTTCCAAGAGAACACCTGAGGGAAAGATTCGTTATGCTCATTCAGATAAAACATCTTCAGAGAAAAAGAAGATCGTTGACAAAGTTCCGAAGAGATCAATGAAAAGACTTGTTGCGCTTAAGCAAAGAAGAAATTCACTGCACAGATCTTTGAAGAGTCGTTCCAGAATTCCTGAGGAAGAACGAAAAGATTTAGTTCGACAGTATGAAGAAACAAAGAGCGCTTATGATACTTTGTTAATGAATCAATGTACAGCTTTGTACAAAGATCCTGATTCAATTAATTTTGCTTACGATGCAATTTCTGAAGCAGTAGATAGACAAATCTGATTATAAAAGAGAGGCAACATAATTATGCCGCATGTTATGAACTATAAGGAGTTAACTGAAGCATTTCAAGACGGCTCTGTTATTTATGAAGAAAGCAAAGTACTTGGAATTGTTCGTCCGTTAAAATCTGACGGCATTGATTTTAGAGGCGTAAAGCATAATTGCTTTCTTCTCCTTGAGGAATGTGATGAAGAGGAATGCCCAGATTATAACATGTTCTATAGATGTTGGAATGAAGAGCCTTCTGAAGAATTAATGAACAGTACTCCTTGGAAAGATAATCCATATGGTGATCCTACATGATCACACGATGCTATACGGATCTTATACAGTTACCAACATTTAAAGAACGGTATGAGTATTTGCGATTAAATGGGTCAGTTGGATTTGACACCTTTGGATTTGACAGATACCTGAATCAAAAGTTTTACAGATCTCCTGAATGGAGACAAATAAGAAGAGATGTGATTATTCGTGATGAAGGAAGAGACCTTGCTATGGAAGGCTATGAACTTTATGGCAACATCTTTGTTCATCATATGAATCCAATTTGTTCAGATGATTTGATTAATATTTCCGAATCAATTCTTAATCCTGAATATCTGATATGTGTTAGCAAACGTACACATGATGCTATACACTTTGGCGATACAAGCACACTGCCACAGTTGCCTACAGAGAGAACACCAAATGATATGTGTCCATGGAAGTAAATCTGATTATTTGTATTACATAGACAAGAATACAAGAGTTAGACAATCTTTTATGAATGACAGATCAGTTGGTGTTCTGATACAGGAAACTAGGCTTTGCATCTTTGTCAAAATAAAAACACAGAAAGGAGGAATCTGATTTATGGATTTGATCAATGATCAGAGTATTCTTTTAAGCATAAAGAAATTGCTAAATATTGATGAAGAAGATAGAGCATTTGATACTGATGTTGGCATGCTAATAAATAATGAGTTTATGACGCTTCATCAATTAGGAATCGGACCTGATGAGGGATTCTCTATAAAGGATTCATACACTAAATGGACAGATTTCTCCAATGATAAAGCATTGATTGAAACTGTGAAAACATTGGTTTTCTTAAAGGTCCGAATGATTTTCGATCCACCGGCTTCTTCCGTAGTGGCTGATGCTTATAAAATGCGCATTAATGAACTTGAATGGCGTCTTAATATTCAGGCGGAAAGTGCAGAGCAATGATGATAGGAGAAACTGATGTAATATGAAATATTATGCTGTTGCAGATGATCCGAGAGAGTTGCTCCACTACGGCGTTAAAGGCATGAAGTGGGGAGAACACTTATTCGGAGATGATCTACTACCTAAAAGCGTAAGCTATAAAAATGCCGTTAAAAAACTTAAAGCAAATATGGCTTCAACACAGGGTAGTACAAAGGTTCCAAAGACAAATGGCAGGATTGCCAAAAAGAATCCAGTACAAAAAGCTATTACTAAAACTGAAAAACAACAGAACAAGTTTAATAAGGCCGTTGCAAAAACTCAATCCCGGATGTCAACCATTGAAAAAATGTACAATAATGTAGACAAACCTAAAGCAGATTCAAAGAATTTTGCAATGGCTCAGAAGAAACTACAGGCTTTAAATAAGCAGCCTACACCGATTAAGAAATCCGCTCCTGAACAAAAACTTGATTCCATTACAAAGGGTAATAGGAATACTCCGAAAAATAACACGCCGAGTTACAGTAAGCTTTCAAAGGAAGCTAATAACCGTAATAAGATTCTTGAGAAGTGGAGTCAGGTTGATGCGGATAAGGCTTATGAAAGAAATCTTGACAAGGCGTATAAGGCTGAACTTAATGCTGAAAAGCTTCAGGAACGTCTTGACAGAAAGTATGATAAAAATGAGAAACATATGCAGAAATATACGCAGCTTGCCCGAGAAGGAAGACTTCAGTATGGTAAGTTGTCCGATGATCAGATTCAGCGCATAGGCGAGCGTCTTTCTGTTGAGCGAAATGTAAGAGCTCTTGGAAATACGGAGAATCCTAAATTCAGGGTTCGTCTGAAACAGGCCAGGCAGGAAGGTATTCTCAGGGGTGTTGCTGCAGGAACTGCGTCTGCTATTACACAGGTTGCAAATGCTCATGTTCAGAATCGTCTTGCAAACAAACTTACGCTTGACAGAAATGCCAGGCAGGAAGCTCATCGTAAACATGAAGCAAACAGAATCATGAGCAAGAGATCCAAGAGAGAAATTCGTCAGGATCTTAAGAACCAGGCATATGAAGAATCTCTTAAACAAGGAAAAGGTTTCTTTAATAGGAATATCCATAGTATGTCTGCAAGAGGAGCTGCAAATCAGCTTAGGAATCTTGAAGGTGAAGAACATGAGCGTCTTCGTGCGAGGAATGTTGAAGACAGACTTTCTGATGAACGTCAGGAGCGCTTAGCAGGATATCTTGAAGATCAGGGGTTCAATAATGAGCGCGAAGCCTTCCGTGCAAGAAGCAATGAAATGCGTGCTGCCGGAGAACGTGACTTTAATAACAGAATAAGTGAAGTAAATAATAGAATATCAGAAATACGCGACCGTATGGGTCAGATTACTGATCATGATAGCGATGAGTACAGAGCAGCACGAAGAGAACTGCAGCAGGCGCAAAGGGACGAACGTAGACTTAGAAGCCATTATGAAGATATCGTCGACGCTGAAGCAAACAGGTTCGACAGAATGACTGATAATGAGCGGCGTCAGATTCTTGCCCGTGAAGGCAGACAGAGAGAAGAAGAAGCTACAAGACAAGCGTATGAGCACCGTAACAGAATTGCGGATAATGAAGAAGGACAATCCGGTACTGAATCAGATTTTAATCATAGACTTGGAGAATGGCGCGGAGAACAGCAAAGACTCAGCAATGAACGTCAGCAAATACAGAATGATATAAATGATTTAAATGAAAGAGGATTAGCTCTTGGAATTTATGGATTGCCTGAAAATGATACAACACGTGTCGCATATATGAACAGACAAAATCAATTAATGACGGCATATAATAACGCGTTAGCAAGACAACAGCAGCATGAACGTCAACGTCCTGAAAGAGAACGACTCAGCTATGCAGAAGAGCGGCTGCTTTCAGGGTTAAACAGAAACAACAATAACAATAATAATAACAATAATAAAAATAAGAGAAGACGGAATAACAATAATTAATGCTATATCTTAGTAATACAGCCACGCCAAAATATTTTGCGCAGTTTCGTGAGCTTGTTGTAAGAGGCGAAATTCCTGTATGTAAAGAAATTTCTATGGAAATGTATCGTATACAGGAATTGATTGACAATCCAGGAATATACTACGATCCGCAGCCTGTTGAGGCATTTATCGCTTTCTGTGAAGGTGAGATGTGCCTGACAGACGGCAGTGATCTTAAGCTCCTGGATAGTTTTAAATTATGGGCTGAAGAAGTATTCGGATGGTATTACTTTGTTGAGAAAACTGTACCGATTGTAAGCAGTGATGGCTACACAGTCCATTATGAGATAAGAACGATTAAAAAGCGACTGACTACAAAACAATTTCTGATTGTTGGTCGTGGAGCTGCAAAAAGTATTTATGCCAGCTGTATTCAGAGTTACTTCCTAAATATTTATCCCGAAACTACAGACCAGATTGTCACAGCGCCAACAATTCGACAATCCGATGAAACACTTGGGCCAATTCGAACGGCAATTGTTCGTGCTCGTGGACCTTTGTTTAAATTTTTAACGGAGGGAAGTATACAGAATACAACAGGTTCTGCAGCGAATCGTGTGAAACTTGCTTCCACGAAACTCGGGATACAAAATTTTATTAACGGCTCTATTATCGAACCTCGTCCAATGACGATCGATAAGTTACAGGGCTTAAGACCAAAAGTAGCTACCGTAGACGAATGGCTGTCGGGAGATATTCGCGAAGACGTTATCGGAGCTATTGAGCAGGGCGCTTCCAAACTTGATGATTACTTTATCCTGGCTACAAGTTCAGAAGGAACTGTACGTAATGCCAGCGGTGATAACATCAAAATGGAATTGCTGAGCATTCTAAAAGGGGAGTATTACAATCCCCATGTCAGCATATGGTATTACAAATTAGATGATGTAAAAGAAGTTAATGACCCGAGCATGTGGGTGAAAGCAAATCCTAATCTTGGTAAAACAGTAAGTTATGAAGCCTATCAGCTTGACGTTGAAAGAGCTGAAAAGGCACCTTCCGCACGGAACGATATCCTTGCGAAAAGATTTGGTATACCGCTTGAGGGTTACACATATTTCTTTACATACAATGAAACACTTACCCATAATCATCGTGACTTTTGGGAAATGCCATGTTCTATGGGCGTCGACCTTTCACGAGGCGACGACTTCTGTGCATTTACTTTCCTGTTCCCGCTTGGCGATGGTAGTTTTGGAGTTAAAACCAGGTGTTACATATCAGCATCTACCTTCGTTAACTTACCGCAGGCAACGAGAAGCAAATACGATGAGTTTATTGAGGAAGAAAGTCTATGTGTACTGGACGGAACGATTCTTGACATGATGAATGTTTATGATGATCTGGATAATTACATTACCCAATCGAAGTACGATGTTCGTTGTGTAGGATACGACGTCTATAACGCAAAAGACTTTATCGCCAGATGGAGTAGTGAAAACGGACCGTTTGGTATTGTCAAGGTTATTCAGGGTGCAAGAACAGAAAGCGTTCCTCTTGGTGAACTTAAGAAACTTTCAGAGGAACGTGCACTGATCTTTGACCAGAAGATGATGACATATACCATGGGAAATTGTATTACCATAGTTGATTCCAATGGTAACCGAAAGCTTTACAAAAGAAGAAATGATCAGAAGATCGACAGCGTCGCGGCAATGATGGATGCTCTTGTTGCTTATAAAATTAACCGTGAAGCTTTTGATTAATTTTATAGTACAGGTGATAACTTATGTCTAATAATTACTATGCAGTTGTACGTTCCACTGATAATCACCTGGAGCATTATGGCATTCCTGGAATGAAGTGGGGCGTACGTAAAGCTATTAAACGTGTTACAGACAGCGTTGCCTCTATTGGCAGAAAAGGTGCCAAAGTTTCAAATGAAGTTCTGTTTGTTTCCGGTTCTTCAAAAACACAGGATAAAGCATCTCCTTATTATCAGAGAAAACTTCCTAAGCCTGTAAGAAAGAACCTTAAAGCATCAATCCGAGCAAAAGATACAATCATTGTAGGAGATGCTCCTGGTATTGACCGTCAGACTCAGAATTATCTGAAAAAGAAGAGATACATGAATGTTGAAGTTTATGGACCAGGAACAAAAGTAAGATACAGCGCCAATTCAAAATGGAAGACACATCCGATAAATGATACGCATCATGAAGTCGGATCTAAAGAGTGGCTTGCAAAGAAAGACATCGCTATGACAAACAGAGCAACAAAAGGTCTTGCAGTTATTCTTGATGAAGGTGCTACTGCAACACGTAACAATATTAAAAGGCTTTCCAGTCAAAAGAAAGCAAGTAGTGTTTATACACTATATCCAAGAAAGAAAAAGAGGTGATAACTTATGTCTAACAATTATTATGCAGTTGTACGCTCCACTGATAATCACCTTGAACATTATGGCATTCCTGGAATGAAGTGGGGTGTAAGAAGGTATCTTGATAAAAACGGAAATCTTACACCAGCCGGGATGAAACGGTATTCTCCAAAGGCTACAAAGAAGACCTCTGCAAGAAAGATTCAAAGAGATTTCAACAGATTGGAAAAGAGTTATGCAAACGTCAATGCCGAACGTATAGATAACAGGACAATGGGTATCAATAATATGGCAATGGCGATCTATAAAAAGCATAAGAATCCAAATGCAGATGTATCAAAATATAAGAAGTATGCAGATAAATCAATAGAAAAAGATAAATTGTTTGACAAGCAATTAAAAGGAATTGAATCTTTACAGAACAGGATCATCGGAACAGCAGTAAAAAATAAATACGATGTTACTTCAGAACCTGTGACAAGAGTTGGTGTGTCAAGAGGTGATCGTTTATTTGGTTCTGCGAATCCCGTTCCTGTTATAGAAACCGGTTCTATGAAAACAAAGGTAGTAGATGGTCAAAAGATTCGAGTCAACAAAAATGGAACAGGAAAACTTCAGTTAGTGAATTATTATAACGCAAATCATCCAAGAAAGAAAAAGAGGTGATTTGTAATGAGTGAATATTATGCAGTTGTACGTTCCACGGATCACCTGGCACACTATGGTGTTAAAGGTATGAAGTGGGGCGTAAGAAAGGCCCTTGCAAGAGGAGACGAAAAAGCTCTTGATCGCCATTTCAGAAGGGCAGTAAGAAAACTCGCAAGGCTTCAGGATAAAGGATTAAACAGCAGGAAATATGCTGCAAAGGCCGCCGGATATGGTGCTGCAGCAGCAGGAGTAGGGGCTCTGCTTGGAACTCTTCCAGGGGCACTCAGAGGAAAAAGAAATACCTCAGTTCCGACAAGCAGTAACATAAGTGGAATTGCAGGTCTTTATGGAAAATCGGTAAAGCCTTATCGACCCCTTACTGATGCAGCACTTAAAAAAGCTGAAGAAGTAAATAAAAACAGACAATTGATGGCAAATAATTTAAGAGTAATGTCTTCTAATCTAAAGGGGCAAAACAGTCCTTTAAGATCTAAAAGCGGAAGTAATAGAATAGCTTCTTCGATCAATGGAAAAATTATAGCTAACAGAAATGCCAATGTACTTAAAAAGGTTGGTAAAGGTGCCGCTATAGCAGGTATTGCCGGCCTTGGTGCGCTTTCTGCCAGGAATGCATATATTGCAGCGAATGGGGCTAAATACCGTAAACAGGCTGTTGATTTTAAGCGCGCCATGGATGAAACATTTGCAGGAACAAAATATCAGGGAAGATATGTTGCGCCTCCTCGGCAGCCAAGAAAGAAACGCAGGTGATTTGTAATGAGTGAATATTATGCAGTTATACGTTCCACGGATCACCTGGCACACTATGGTGTTAAAGGTATGAAGTGGGGCGTAAGGAAAGCTATTGAACGTGGAGATGATAAAGCTCTCAGCCGTCAGTATAAGAAGGCCATGAAAAAGCTGAATAAACTGAATAAAAAGGCAGACGTCGAACAGCAGAATAAGATTGCAAAACGATATTCTAAAGCGGCTGGCGTTGGATTGGCCGTTGGTGCTGCCGGAACTGGTGGAATGATTGGATCAGCACTAAGTATGGGAAGGCATTTAGGCAAAGCAAGAGAACTGGATGCTGCACATAAAAAACTGGGTGATGAATTTGAAGCTGCTGGAAAAAGAACCAGGAGAGACCTTGAAAGAAGATTCCATTTAACTGCTCAGAATGGAAAATATAATAGTTATTATCAACCTTATCAGCGTGATATGGCTTTTGATCGTTTGGAACGTGATGCCGAAAAGGAATTTAACAGAAATCGGGATACTTATCACACAAAAAGTGATGCTTTAAAGAAAGATTTTGATCGTGAAAATGCTGCATTTAAAAATGCCAGTACTGCAAGAAAGGCCTCTGCTATTGTTGGTGGTGTAGGATTGCTTGGAGCTGCCGTTGCAGGTGGAAAAGCTATGCAGGCTAAGAGGCGCGCCAGTGCGGAAGGTCATGCAAAAGCAGTCGCTGAACGTGATGCCTGGAAGAAAGAAATGAATAAAGCTTTTAAAGGCACCAAGTACGATACTTCGAGGCGGAGGAAATCAAAATGACAAATGAATATTATGGAAGTCCGACTACGCCGACTTCCGACTTCTTAGCGCATTACGGTATTAAAGGAATGCACTGGGGCGTACGGAAAGCCATTGAACGCGGAAGTGAAAAAGCGCTTGACCGTCAGTATAAGAAGGCCATGAAAAAGCTGGATAAACTGAAGGACAGAACAAATATTAAGAAACAGATTAAAATACATAATGCGGCAAAAGCAGCTGGAATTGCGTCTGCGGTAGCATCCCCAGCATCAGTTATAGCTGGGCATATGATTGGTGAAAAAACTATAAAAAAGACAATTGAGAATGTTCCGAAGATTTATAATGCTGCAAAAGGGGCAGTTAAAAACGGAACAGCAAAAAGGATTCACTATACTACAATGGACGCGAGAATTCCTGGATATCTTGCAGGAGCAGCATCTTTGGGAAGTGCAATCGGGAATGCTTATGTAGCGCATCGTGCGAAGAAACGCGTTTTGCCGGAAGGTCATGCGAAAGCTGTTAAGGATGTTAAGAATTGGCAAAGTGAAATGAATAAAGCTTTCAAGGGCACCAAGTATGATACTTCGAGGCGGAGGAAACGCAAATGAGCAATGAGTATTACGGCGTAGCCTCCACACCAACGGATGATTTTATTGCCCATTATGGTATCAGGGGAATGAAGTGGGGCGTACGGAAAGCCATTGAGCGTGGTGATGAACGGGCTCTCAGCCGTCAGTATAAGAAAGCTCAGAAAAAGCTGGCCAAACTTGAAAAACTTGGTTCAAGCGGTAAAAAGTATGCCAAACGCGCTGCCGGTTATGGTGCCGGTGCCGCTGCGGTTGGCGGGCTTGCTGTTGCCGGAACCCATGGAGTAAATAAAATTATGAACCGTGGCGCCGGAATTGCCGGAAGGGCAACTGGTATCGCAGGTAAAGTTACAAGCGGCATCGGTAAAGGACTTACCGCGGCCGGCTATCATCTTCCGATTGGCGGACGTGCAAAAGCCGCTCTTAAAAATGCCGGTCTCAGTACTCAGGGCGCGGGACTTAATATGCAATTGGCTGCTAAAAACGGTTCCGCTGCGTCTGCTGTTCGTAATGCCGGTAAAGCTGTCGGGCAGTGGGGTAATCAAACCGCAGTAACCATGGGCGGAAAAAAGCTTTCCAATAATATGCTGATCCGTGCTGGTGCAGGAGCTGTTGGCGCCGGTCTTGGTATCGCATCCGCACGTAATGCATATCGCGCAGCTACCGCCAAGAAGCATGCCGCTCAGGCTAAACAGTTCAGGGCTGAGATGAATAAAGCGTTTGCCGGAACAAAGTACGCAAATTCCAGTTCCAGCGCTCCGAAGAAGAAACGCCGGTCTTCCAGGGCCTGATTGCTGAAAGGCACTCATTTCATTACAATAATAAACATCATAGTCAATACGAATATCATTAATGCAGCAAATACGATAGTAATAATGGTATCAGCTTTATCTTTGAAATTCCTGCTTTGCTGTTTACGGATTTCCTGCTCTCCTTTTTCCATATCCATTGAGTGGCGTTCCCGCTCAATGGCAATATTGAGTGCTTCCTTAACATAAGGCTGCATATCCGGCAGGGCAGCTCCACAGAAAGAACAGAAAGTCGGGATATTGTCTTTGTCAAAGGTGTTGGTGGCGTTACAGTTTCTGCATTTAATGGAAAGATTCATAAAAGTCAATCACTCCTTTTTTATTCATTATATAACATTTCAATCAAAATGAAAATATGAGGTGATGCTATGGCCTCATTGGTACAACGGCTCCAGCATGCCTGGAATGCCTTTCGAAACAATAGAGACCCTACGGATTATATAGGTGCTGTGTACAATAATCCGAATCCAATGACTGTTGGGTATGCAAGCAGCAGTCGTCCCGACCGTCTTCGGATGACAAGGGGCAAAGAGCGATCCATTGTTACGGCAATTTATAACAGAATTGCTGTTGATACAGCGGCAGTACGAATTCAGCATGTTCGGATCAATGAAAACGGCAGATATAAAGAAGGAATAAAGTCCGGACTAAATGATTGCCTGACACTTGAAGCAAATACTGATCAAACGGGAAGGCAATTAATTCAGGATGTTGTCATGAGCATGTTTGATGAGGGATGTGTCGCCATCGTTCCGGTTATAACAGATACAGATCCGCGTATTTCAGGTGGTTATGATATTCTGTCAATGCGAACCGGAAAAGTTACACAATGGTACCCGGATTCGGTACGGGTGCAGGTTTATAACGAAATGAAAGGAAACAAGGAAGAGATTGTGCTTCCGAAAAGCGTTGTTGCAATTATCGAGAATCCTTTCTATGCCGTTATGAATGAACCAAGCTCCACTCTTCAGAGACTTCTTCGGAAATTAAATCTGAAGGACATGATCGATGAGAATACCGGAGCGAATAAGCTGGACATGATCATCCAGCTGCCATATACGATTAAGACCGATATGCGTATGGCAGAAGCTGAAAAACGTAAGAAAAAGATTGAAGAGCAGTTAACGGAATCCAAGTATGGCATTGCATACATCGATGCAACAGAAAAGGTTACACAGTTAAACCGCCCTCTTGAAAACAATCTTCTTGAACAGATTCGGGATCTTACGACACAGCTGTATGGCCAGTTAGGTCTTACTGCCGAAATTGTAAATGGCACTGCTGATGAAAAAGTCATGCTTAATTATTACAACCGAACGATTGAACCGATTCTTGCCGCGATTTGTGATGAGATGAAAAGAAAGTTCCTCACAAAAACCGGAAGAACGCAGGGTCAGTCGATAATGTATTTCCAGGATCACTTTAAGTTGGTTCCTGTTAATAATATTGCGGATATCGCGGATAAATTCACAAGAAATGAAATTATGACAGCAAATGAAATCCGCAGCATTATCGGTATGCTTCCGAGTGAAGATCCCAAAGCAGATGAATTGAGGAACAGCAATATGCCTCAGCCTGAAGATGGCGCTGAAGGACAAGGGACTCCGGAAGAACCTGTGGACCCTGAAGAATTGGAAAAAGCCCGTTCTGATCTTCTTAAAGCCGGATTAACAGAGCAGGATCTGTCGACATTAACAGATTCTGAAATTGTTAAGCTGGCTGAGAAATTAAGGAACAATGAGCTTGACGATGAAGATGAGGATACCGAGGAAGCGCCTCCCGGATCCAACCCCGTATCAGATACAGGGTGATACACAATTATAAAAAATCAAAATGGAAATTAATCGGAGGAAAAAGCAATGTCAACGGATCGACCTTATGACATTTCCGGCTGGGCTACGATGTGTAACATCAAATGCTCTGATGGCCGGGTGATCCGTCCGAACGCCTTTATTGATAATGATGGCGAAGAAGTTCCCATGGTTTATCAGCATTGCCATACAGATCCGGAAAATGTTCTGGGTCATGCATTGCTTGAAAACCGTGACGAGGGAGTCTACTGCTATTGTTGGTTTAATAATAATAGTAAGGCGCAGGCGGCAAAGAACGCTGTGGCAAATGGCGATATCAAGCAGTTTTCCATTTACGCAAATCAGCTTGTTCAGCGCGGAAGTGATGTAATTCACGGAAGCATTAAAGAAGTAAGTCTTGTGCTTACCGGAGCAAACAAGGGTGCGCGTATTGAAAATCTTAATTTTGCTCACAGCGACGGAACCTATGATACGGATGATGAAGAAGCACTGATCTATACTGACAGGCAGAAGATCCTGTGCCATTCAGAAGAAGATACGGAGGAAAAAGATATGAAGAAAGGTATCGATGTTCAGAAGATTCTTGACAGTATGACTGAAGATCAGCGTGCTGTTGCGAATGCTTTGTATGAACAGGGTCAGATTGATGCCCTTGATGAGATCGGATACGATCCCGAGGGTAAACTTGAAGACGATGATTCTGAGGAAGACGTCGACGAAGAAGACGAACCCGAAGACTCTGAGGAAGACTTCGACGAAGAAGACGAACCCGAAGATGAATATGAAGAAGACGCCGAAGAAGATGAAGATGAAGATGAAGAAGACGGCGACTTCGAAGACGAATACGAAGATGACGAAGAATATGAATACGAAGATGCGGCAGTTGCCCATTCAGAATTTGGAGGTAATGGACTTATGAAAAAGAATATTTTTGATGGCAGCATGGAAGAAACCAGTGAGCAGAATGTTCTCACTCATTCCGAGATCGAAACCATTTTCAGGGATGCGAAGCGTGACGGCAGCCTGAAGCAGGCAGTTCTTGCGCATTCCGATGAGTATGGCATTGCGCAGATTGACTGGCTGTTCCCGGATGCCAAGAATCTTAACAATACGCCGGATTTTATTCATCGTGACATGGGCTGGGTGTCCAAGGTCATGCAGGGCACCAAGCATACGCCTTTCAGCCGCATCAAGACTCTGCATGCAGACATCACTGAGGATGAAGCCCGTGCCCGGGGTTATATCAAGGGCAAGCGGAAAGTTAACGAAACCTTCACTCTGCTGAAGCGTACCACTGATCCGCAGACTATTTACAAGAAGCAGAAGCTGGATCGTGATGATGTTCTGGATATTACGGACCTTGATGTTGTTTCCTGGCTGAAGGGTGAAATGCGGATGATGCTGGATGAGGAAATTGCCCGTGCGATCCTGGTTGGTGACGGCCGTCTGACTTCCAGCGACGATCATATCAGTGAAGGCCATATCCGCAGTGTCTTCCATGACAATGATCTGTACACTGTCCATAAGACGCTGACTACCGTTCAGGGCGAACCGAAAGCCAAGACCTTCATCAAGATTGTTCGTCGTGCCTGGAAAGAATACAAGGGAAGCGGTAATGCGATCTGCTTCATGACTGAAGATATGCTGAGCGATCTGCTCCTGCTGGAAGACGGCATTGGACATTTCCTGTATCCGACCCGTGAGACCGCGGCGAATGTGCTGGGTGTCCGTGAAATCGTTACCGTTCCTGTAATGGCGGATGACTCCACTTATCGTACCGTCGGCAATAATTCTTATAAGCCGCTGGCGATCATTCTGAATCTGAGTGACTATAACGTCGGTGCTGATAAGGGCGGCAGTATAAACATGTTCGAAGACTTCGACATCGATTTCAACCAGCAGAAGTACCTGATTGAGACCCGCTGCAGCGGTGCTCTGGTAAAGCCCTATGGCGCGATTTCCATTGAGGAAGCGATCACCAGTCCGGAAGATGCTGAGGATCATGAAGAAGAATACAATCCCAAGAATGGAACCGGTAATTAATTCCTGACAGATAAAGGATTGATACTTACATGGCCAGATTCAGCGGAACAATAGGGTTTCTTCGTACAGAGGAAACCGATCCAGAAAATCATCCTGGTGTATGGAATGAAATTCTGAAAGAGCGCTGCTATTATGGCGATGTTCTTTCAAACAGCCGCAGATGGGATCAAAATGGAAATCTGAATGATAATCTGGTCATTAATAACCGTATAAGTGTTGTCGCAGATGCTTTTGCAAAAGAGAATCTCGGCGCAATGAAATTTGTGAGGTGGCTCGGGGATACATGGAAAATAACAAACGTTGAGATCCAGTATCCCCGAATCATTCTTACGATCGGAGGCCAGTATCATGAGCCAGAAAAGAATTGATCTGCATCGTACATTGGTGAATGTGCTTGGATCTTCTTATGTGTATTTTCAGCCGCCGACAGGAATGAAATTACAGTACCCATGTATTGTATATAATCTTGCCACGGCGAATGACGTACATGCGAATAATCATATTTACCGCCGGTTGTACAGATATACACTCACATATATTACGAAAGATCCTGATGATCCGAAGCGGGATCTGCTTGATGATTTGCCTTACTGCGCATTCGACAGGTTTTTTATTTCGGATAACTTAAACCATTTTGTATACTCGATTTATATTTAACGGAGGTAGAAATCTATGAGTAAATTGATTTGGGATGCTACCGGTACAAGAGACCTTGAATCCGGTGTAAGCGAAGTTGCTCTTTTCCCGATGGGAAGCAATGGTGTTTATGGTACTGGTGTTGCCTGGAATGGTATTACCCAGATTACTGAAAGCCCCAGCGGCGCTGACGTAACGGACCTGTATGCGGATAATATCAAGTACGCTTCTCTGCGGGCTGCTGAAAAGTTTGGCGGCACCATCGAAGCTTATCAGTATCCAGATGAGTGGGCTGAATGCGATGGAAGCGCGGAAGCTGCTCCCGGCGTGTTCCTTGGTCAGCAGAACAGGAAGGCCTTCGGTCTGGTCTATAAGACCCAGATCGGTGATGATACCCATCCGGGTATGGATAAAGGATACAAGCTGCACATTATTTACAATTGCACCGCTTCTCCGTCCAGCCGCAGCTATGCGACGATCAATGAGAATCCTGATGCCATTACTTTCAGCTGGGAGTTCAACTCCACGCCTGTGGCTGTAGAAGGATATAAAGCGACTTCTGAAATCACCATTGACTCCACGAAGGCTGACGATGCTAAACTGAAAGCTCTGGAAAAGAAGATTTATGGTGATGATAATAATGAGCCGACCATGCCCAATGCCGAAGATGTAATTACGGATCTCACCTGATAATCCAATAAAATAGTATGTTCTTTGTTCCATATTCAGGAACAGTGAGGGTGTTTGCCTGCAGTAAGGTGGTGGGAACTGCAGGATTTTATTTTTAAAATTGAAAGGAGTAGTATATTAACATGTTAAAAAAACTGATTGAGTACACGGATTACAACGGAACGCTTCGAAGGGAAAATTTCTATTTTTACATGAGCAAAGCCGAACTGATGGAAATGGAACTTGGCAGCGTTGGCGGAATGCGTAACCTGATTCAGCTGATCATTGAAAAACAGGACATTCCTAAAATTATGGACGCATTTAAAACGATTATTCTTAAAGCTTATGGAGAAAAGTCTGCTGATGGACGCCGGTTTATTAAGAGTCCTGAGCTTTCGGAAGCATTCAGTCAGACAGAAGCATATTCCAATCTGTATATGGAACTGGTAACTGATGCTCAGAAAGCCGCTGCTTTTATTAATTCCATTGTTCCGGATGAGGTTGCGAAAGCGGCAGCTCTTGCAAGGCAGGAAGAGAATGAAGAAAAAACTGAAGCCCCTGCTGAAGCTGTTACTCCCAAACAGGAAGAAACAGTTTCGGACAGCACAGTTCATCTTTTGACTTAATCATATAAAAATCTGGAAAGGAGATGAAAGTATGCTTACAATCAATATTCCTGAAAAAGAATTATTCAATGAGGTATCCGGAGAATTTATTACAATTCCAAAGACCGAGTTACATCTGGAGCATTCTCTCATCTCTCTTTCCAGATGGGAATCAAAATGGAAGAAACCTTTTTTAAATCTTGAAAATCCTACAGAAGAACAGATGCTGGATTATATTTGCTGCATGTCAGTGGATAAAACGCCGTCTGTTGAAGCAATAAAAAATATGAGCGTTGAAGATCTGCAGAAGATACGGGATTATATCGCAGATAAACGAAGCGCTACAGAGATTTATGACCGCCGTCCTAAAAGAGGCGGCAAACGTGAAATTTATACATCTGAAGTTATCTATTATTACATGATATATTTCGGAATTCCCTTCAGCTGTGAAAAATGGCATTTGAACCGTCTTCTGACGCTGATTCGTGTGTGCGGCGTTAAGGGCGGAACTACAAATCAGGCGATGACGATGGATGCTATATTCTCACAAAACAGTAAATTAAATGCAGCACGAAGATCGGCGATGCATAATGGCAAATAATTCATTTATTAATTTCACACACAAAGGTAATTTTAATCGTCTTGAACGATTTCTTAAGAAAACTATCAGACTTAAAGCTGTAATAAGAGCGATACTAAACAAATATGGAAGACGCGGAGTAGAAGCTTTACGTGAAGCAACACCCAAAGATACGGGTCTTACTTCAGAATCATGGTCATATGAAATCGTTGAAGAACCAAACGGGAATCTGAAAATCGTATGGAGCAACAGCAATGTAAATGATGGTCAGTTGATTGCTGTGCTGCTGCAGTATGGTCATGCAACTAAAAACGGAGGGTATGTTCAGGGAACTGATTACATTAATCCCGCAATCGATCATATCTTTCACAGAATAGCTGATGAAGCATGGAAGGAGGTTGCCAATGAGCGAGGCCGTTGATACTAGAATTGTTGAAGCAAAATTTGATTCTAGTGATTTTGAAAAAGGTGTCGACAAAACTGTAAAGAAACTTGATGAATTAAAGAAATCATTAAATCTTAAAGATTCAGAAACATCAGTTACGGACCTCACATCAAAAATTAAAGAGGCAACTGATAAAGCTTCTTCTTCTCTTGAGAAACTTGAAAATCGAATGACATCCTTTGTCGGAATGCTTAAAAACAAAATTATAAGTGGCATTGCCGATGACATTGTCGGGATGTTCATGAACATAAAACACGGATTTGAGAGCCTTATACACAGCCTTTCCGGCGCACAGATCTCTTCCGGTATGCGAAGATATACTGATATTCTTACATCGGTTCGAACACTTGTTTCCGCCGGCGCAAATCAGGATGCCGCGTATGAATCAATCGAACGACTCGGTTTATATGCTGACCAGACATCATTTTCACTTGAGCAGCTGGTTTCGGTTATGTCTAAATTCCGTACTGCCGGAGCAGATCTTAAAACGGCCGAACGGATGGCGATAGGTCTTTCAAATGCCGCCGCTTCCATGGGCGTTAATACAGAAGCAGCGCAGCGTGCGTATTATAATATGCAGCAGGCATATTCAAAAGGATATATGTCCTATGCTGACTGGAAAAGTTTTGAATTGATGCCGATGGTTGGCGAAAAATTCAATCAGGCAATTCTTGACGCGGCAGTCGCAAGAGGAACGCTTGAGAAACAAAAAGACGGAACATATAAAACAACAAAGAAAACTGATAAACAGGTAAAGACGAGCGGAGAAGACTCAAAAGGTATAACTGCTCAGAACATGGGCCAAAAACTTTCTTCAAGATGGTTTAACAAGGAAGTTATGGAAGAAGTGTTTGGCTCAACCTATTACTTCTCTGAAATGGATAACAGTGTTATCAAGGAAATAAAAAAATTTGAGAGAGAAAAGAAAAAACTGCTTAAAGAAGGTAAAATTACACAAGAGCAATATGATCAGCTGATGGATGATTACTTTGAAACGATGCATCAGGAGCGATTCGGAAAAGGCAAATCAGAGTTGGACAAGCAGCTTGAAGAAGGTATT